TGCGGCCCCATCGGCCGTGGTTTTAAAGACCAAACGACCCGGCAAATCAGTGGTGTCACCGCCACTAAATGGCGTACCATCAACCAAAGCCTCTATAGATGCTGCGATATTGCTCAGGTCAGTGCCATTTGCACCAGCAAAAACAATGCTGCCCAAGACGTCATCTGCTACTACAGCCGTTGAACCACCGATTACGCCAGCGCGAGATTTTGCTAAGACAAAGAAAGGCCCTGAGGGATCAGCTTTATTTCCTACTGCTGTGAACGAAGCAATGTCGACAGTTTCAAAAAGTACCTGATTTGTCGTAGCCCCGAAGTTACCCCCGGCTGCGCGGGTGCTACTCGTCCCCACCAGTAGCCTGCCGGAGCTGTCGATGCGGGCTTGTTCTGCTCCATTTATTTGAGCGATAAAAGGTGCTGTTGCTGCAGCAGAATTTAGCGTGGTTGTGCCTGCGCTGCTGATAATAAGTCTTGATACTCTCCGATCAGTTGAACGGTCGCCAGCGGGCGTTGTAGCAATAATGGCGCTGGATCCGCCAGTGGTTAAATGCTCTATAAATAAATGGCCATCTATTGTGCCCAAATTATTACTAGCATCAAAAAAGCTAGTGGTTGTAGCAACAGAGCTGTCGTTGTCATTTCTAACGTTAATACCCGCAAAAGTGGAGGCTTGTTGTATTCTGCACGTTCCATTAACATTTAACGTCGAAGCAGGGCTACCCGTGCCAATCCCCACCCTCCCACTGGAATTAATCCGCATCCGCTCAGCGCCACCCGTGCTCAGCGCCAGCTGGTCCGCGCCGGGGCTGTAGATGCCGGTGTTGGGGTCGCTTACGAAGCTCCACGCCGGTGCCGCAGCAGTGCCGAGGCTGACAGCCTCGACCTGGCCGGCGGCGTCAATCCGCAGCCGCTCAGTGCCGCCCGTCGTGACCGATAGCTGGTCCGCGCTTGGGGAGAACAGGCCGGTGTTCAGGTCGCCCGTGATCGTGACCGAAGGCGCTGCAGCAGTCCCGGCTGCCACCTTCACCTGCCCAGTGAACGTCGGCGCGGCGGTTTCCGCCTTGTCCGTGTTCAGGTTGGTGAAGTTGGCATCAACCTCCGCGTGGGTCAGAGGTGTACCTTTTGCAGCGCGGGTGGTGATGCTTGCCATGGGGGTGCTCTCGTAGGGGCAGTCTAAGGCTCGAACACTTGCTTAAATGTCACTTCAATTTTGCTGCGCTCAAACTCAAATAGTTCACGGGTCCAGGTAGGGCAGATCCACCTGTAGCTGGTTGTTTCGTTTGGTGGCGTCCACCCAAAAGAATCCGCATCTGCGGCACGCGCATCTAGGAATGCTTCAATGATGTCGGCATCATCGTCGCTAACGCTAAAAGAAAGCCGCCATTCTTTCGGGTTTTGATTGAGCCCAAAGGTGATGCGCTGTTGGTAACCGTCCCCGAATTGTGCAGTGCGTACCTTAGGCTGGCTGGTCTTTGCGGCCGAGTATGTCGGCTTGTAGCTGGGGAAGTCGGCCATTACACCAGTAAACCTCCGGGGCGTTTTTGTTTGATGAGTTCCTGCTGGACTGCGGCGGCGATGACGCGACCCAGCTGGTTGCCCTGTTGATCGTCGCCCTGTACTTTACTGCCGCTGGCATCGACGTTCACTACGACACTGGTGCTGCCGCCGCCCAGCTTGTTGTTAGGCACGATAGTGCCGCTACGGCCAGGCACAAATAGTTCGGGGCCGCGTTCGCCAACGATGTAGGGCGAGCCACTGGTTACAGGGCCGCCGGCAGCTCGCCTACCTAAACCGCCCGTAAGGAAGCTGAAGAAACCCTTACCATCGTCGCCTGCAAGTAAACCAAGGCCGGCTTGGAAGAGGACGTTGGCCAAGGCATTAAGTGCGTTAGTCAGACTATCTGCCCAGCTATCTGTGCTGAAAATGAGTTGCTGGAATACATCGCCAGTCGTTTGCCCGACTTGGTTGATGGTGTCTTGGATTTGCTTTTGAAGGCTGACTTGCCGTTCAAGTTTCTGGTTTAGTTCGTCGGCTACTTCTACAGTGTTGCGGGCATCTTCCGCTGAAACGCCTTGCCTAATGAGATCGTCGATGGCAAGCTGGAGTGTGTATTCACGCTCTTTACCTTGCAGTTTTGCAGCGAGCAGGTTGACTTCTGCCTGGGCTTGTCCGAGCGGATCGTCACTGCCCATAAACTTTTTGATGTTATCCTGCATCAACTTATTTGCTTTTTCTTCTGCGTCTACGAGTTTAAGTTGTAAGTTTAGAGAAATGCTTTTCGCTTGGAAGCGGAGCTTTTCCAGTTCATTTACTTTTGCTTGTGCGGGAAGTTCTTTGTTAGCCAAGATGTCATTTCCTTTGCTACGAATTTCTAGAAGGTCTAGTTGTGCTTGGCGTGTAAGTTCCAGTGCGGTGTTTTCCTCTTTGCGTGCAGTAATTAGACGTTGTTCGATCTTGAAAGCTTCCTTTGCTACATCAAGACTTCTTCCGCTTTTAGCGATAAGCTCCGCAGCCCTTTCTGCCTCCTTGCGTGCTTTGTCTGAAGACTTGTCGGCTTTTCCCGGTAGTTGCCCCAAGCCTGAGACGTCAATTCGTTTGATGGGCGCGGGCGTTTGGAGGGTGCCCATAGCCTTGCTGCGGAGCTGGTTGTAGCGATTGAGTTGCTCGGGGGTTAGCTGACCGGTCGCTCCAACGGCAAGGGTGTTGTTTTGTACTAGGGCTTTGCCTGCGCGGCCGCCCATGCGCTGGGAGCGGAGTTCGGGGAACTCTTTGACGAGTTGGGCGCCGGCCATGGCGGAGGCGGCGACGTCTGTTTGGCTGCCGCCGCTAATCATCCGGGCAACGGCTTGGACGCCTTGGGCGGCGAGGTTGATGATGCCGGCGATCTTTCCGGCGAGCCACTCCAGTGCCGGAGAAAGCGCGGTGACGATTGCCCCAGCGAGTTGTTGGAAGGCGCCGCCGAGATCTTTGGTTGCGGTGCTTAGTTGGGTGAAGCCGTTGCTGGTTTTGGTGGCGGCAGTTACGCCCTGATTACCAACTTCGACGAGGGTGTCGGTCAAGTCTTGGACGGAGATTTTGCCGTCCTTGGCCATTTGCAGCAGGGCGCTGCGGCTGACGTTGTATTTGTCCGCCAAGGCCTGTTGGATTGGGATGCCTTGGCTGGTTAGTTGGTTGAGAGTGGCTTGAGATACCTTGCCGGATTCGAGGGCTGAGGTAAAAGCGTTGGTGACTTTATCAATGGTGCCACCGTATTTTTCGGTGAGCGTGCTGACGAGTTTGATGGCTTCGGCTTGGGCGTCGATTTCGAGTCCCAGGCCGCGAATGTTCTGGACGGATGCTTGGAACTTGTCGAATTCGCGGCCGGCTTGTTTGAAGGCTGTTTCGAGCGTGCGCGTTTGCTCGGCGGAGAAGCCGATGTCTTGGCCCAGCTGTTTGACTACGTTGCCTTTGGCGGCGATGTCGCCAAGGATGGTGCCGACGAGGCTGCCGGCAAAACTGCCGCCTGGTCCGAGCAGTCCGCCGGCCAGACCGCCGATGGCGCCACCGGCAGCTGCTCCAGCGCTTTGGCCGAACAGCAGCGGGAAGGCACCACCGATTGCCGCGCCGCTAACGGCGCCACCAAGCCGGCTGGCGAGTCTGCCACCTCTTCCGCCAGCGGCGGCGCGTAAAGCTGCGGGCGATCCGGGCATGTTGACTGTACCGCCGATAGGGGATGCGGGGCCTCTGCCGGGACGAATGGGTGCGGCCTGCGGGCCTTGGATACCAAAACCAGCATCCGCAGTCGCTTGTACGCGGCGGCGATTAGCTACTTCTTGAGCGATTAAACGCTCTCTACGCGCTCGGGCGTTATTTTCTAGTTCGATCGCAGTAACAAGTGCTTTTACCGCAAGAGTTTCCTGTTGTGTGCCAGCTGCAGCTCGGTTAAGTGCGCTGGTGGCTTTGTTTACAGCACGGCTATAGTTTTCCATGCTAGCTACATTAAAACCGCGCCCTTCAAGTAACTTTGCGTTTCTATTGACTACGTTAATAGAATTGTTTAACCTGTTTACACCTTTAATAAGGCCGTCAATTTGACGCCCGCCGCGCACAGCAATCTCAATGTCGGCGGTGTATTTGGCCACAACTCGGGTTTAGTGGTACTTCAGTTTACGCCGTAAAAAAGCCGCCGGGTTAGCGGCGGCGTTTGGCGTTGTCGATCTCCCTCTGTTGGTCTTCGTTGAGGATGCTGAAGTAGGCGCTCCAGCCGAGGAGTTCTTCGGCGGTCATGGTGTTGCGGACTTCGCTCAGACTCAGGCCCAGCTCTTTGGCGACGCCAAATTGGAGCATGAGCCAGTTGTCTTTGCGGAGTTCGGCGCTCAGGGCTTTGGGTCGATGGGCTCGGCGTCGTCGGTCAGGATGGCCAGCATCAGGGTTTGGAGGTCTTTGTCCTTGACCTCGTTCTTCAGGACGTCGATTTCGCCGGCACTGAAAAGTTTGGCGCCAGATTCGTCGAGGGCTTTGGTGATGAGGAGTTGGAGGGCGAAGGCGTTGGCGTCGTCAGACTTGGCCTGCTTCTGGGCGCGTTCGCGTTCGGCCATCGTCAGCGGCGTCACCCACATCTCAAATTCGCTGCCATCGGAAAGTTCGATGGTCTTTTTGGTGGGCTCCAGGTTGGCGGCCTGTTTAAGGCGGTCAATGGCGCGGACCGGAACGGGCATAGAGGTTGGGTGTTCTCGATCTAGTGTAGCGGACTAGAAATAAAAAACCCCGGCGGGGAGGCCGGGGTGCTGAATCTGACTGCGCCAGCAGATTATCAGGCGGTGGTCAGGAAGTCGAAGGTGGGGGTGGTGGCGGGGCGGAAGGCGATGTCGATGCTCTGGGCGTTGTCGGGGTCCACCGAGAGGGCGGCGCTAGTGAGGATGGCCTCCAGCGTGATGGAACGGCTCTTGGTTTCATCAACGGTGCTGCCGGTGATGATGCGGTTGGTGTACAGCTTGAAGGCTGCACCGCCCTGCTGGCGTTGGAGCACGTCTTCCACCATGCGGTTGGCCACGGCGAAGTCGTCGTCGGCCATGTACACAGTGCAAGTGCCGTTGCCATCGCCAAAGCCGGAGATGTAGCTGCGGAAAGGGACGTACTGGCCGGGGGTTTGGCCGATGGTGGTGACGTCGATTTCAGCGCGGCTGATGTCGAAGTTCCAGCTGCGGACCTGGCCCACAACAACGAAATCGGCGTAAAACACCTCGAACGTGTTGGGGCTGACAGCCGTACCTTGGGTGGTGATCGTGATGACCGTGCCGCCGAGGGTGGCGGAAACCGTCAGGGCGCCGGTGGCGGCGTTGTAGCCGATTACGAAGTAGGTGGTACCAGCGACTACACCGGCAGGGAGTGTGCCGGTGGCAGTGCCGCCGGCTTGGTTGACGACCCGGAAACGGACGGGATCGCCAACTTTGAAGTTGAAAAAGCTGCCGACGTTGAAGATGGCGCCAGCAACGGTGACGTCGGTGGGACGGAAAGCTGCAGTGGTGCCAGCGGGTTTGTAGTAGAGGGCACCGGACGTGCCGGACAGAACGGTGGTGGCCATAGGGGCGTACCAGGAGGGCGGGGTTCGGGGCGGGCACTGCCCGGCTTAATACAGGTTAGCGCTTGTGTGAAATCTGATCTACGTCAACACTGTGGCGACGTAGGAGGTTTCGATACGTCCCACAAAATGCGGGGAGTCTTCTGTGCTGGAGAATGTTGGGCCGTCGATAGTTCCAACGCGAAAGAATACGCCGGTGGCGGGTTTGCCGGTGGCGTTCAATGTTTCAAGTACATCTACAGCGGTGGTTACAAGAG